CATTGGGATTAACCGGAATATCTTTAGGGGTGTTGGAAGTGCAGGAGGTGGTGGAAGTGACATCGTTGTTCCTCCGACTCCCTTAGGTGAATCAGTGGTTAGCGAATCCGATGACTTTATAACAACCGAAGGATAATAAAAATATGGGAACCAAAATTTCACAACTAGGTACAGCTACGACAATCACGGCATCTGATTTGATGCAGGTAGTTGACTTTGAAGATAAGGCAATGGCCTCCACGGGGACGAACAAGAAGATTACCGCACAGACCCTTGGCAACAACCTGCCCGTCACAGCGACTGGTTCAAGTGCCTCTAGGAGCCTAAAGGATCGCTTTGCGGACACCGTGAACGTCAAGGATTTCGGGGCAGTTGGCGATGGTGTTACGGATGATACAGCGGCTATTCAGGCGGCTATTGCTTATTTCAAAACGCGAGTTGAGAGCGTAACGGATCAAGCTGGCTGTGTTAAATTAACATTTGCTGGTGGAGTCTATAAAGTTACATCTAGCATCAATTTAACAGGAATCTCAACATGGGGCTGGTTAATTGAAGGTGGATCATTTTTAGGACATTGTAGTGGTAAAGCTGTATTGGATTTTACAGGATCTAGAGGTGGAAGTGTTTCCAATGTAACTGTTAGTGGTGATAAGACAGCAATGCCTCGTGTTGGGATTCAATCCGCTAGATCAATAGGTACTGGACAAGAAGCTTATTGTGACAACATGTATTTTGAGAATGTATCTGTTTCGGGATACTTTTCGCTGTCCTCTGTTTATTTTTATGGGCAAGAAACGACAACGCACATTAACTGTCAGTATTGGAATTACAATGAAACAGGATATGCAGGAATCCATGCTGGATATAACTGGGAAACGTATCAAAGCGATTACTTGCCAACAATAACAGGCGGAACAAGTTTTATTAACAATAAATATATTAACTGCGACTGGAGATATTTACCTGTTGATAAATCATTTAACATCACTGGAATCAGCAAAAGTAATCCGTGCGTAATATCTGTAGCTTCACATTCATTTACTGTTGGCGACTCTATTGTTGTTGGTGGGGTTTCCGGAATGGCTGAGATTAACAATGCAAAAGCAACCATCTCCAGCGCAACATCAACAACACTAACATTACAAGGGGTAGATTCTAGTTCTTACGCATCCTATGCTTCAGGTGGTTACGTTATAAAATCTCAGACAAAACCAACTGTATTATTTGGAAGGGCTGAGCAACATAGTTTCGATACTTGCTATATTGTAAACTACGGAACGGACTCCATCGAATGGAAATTTGAGTCAAGCTTGGTACGTTCGCCTTTAATTACATTTGATTTTCTATTTGAAGGTGCAGGATCTAGAAGTCACGTGCGCTATTTTACAGGAGCTCCTACAATTACTCCACAAATAATCGACTTCACATTTAAGACCTACAATACGCATTGTCGTGATTATTTGTTTTCAACTGACTCAGGAAGTTCTGAAGCAATTTCGTTTTACGATTCAAATATTTCAATTACCAACAACTCTTATAGTTCTCCGTTATTTCTTGATACCGTTACGGAGTATGCTTTTTACGGCTGCAACTTACTGCTTCCTAATCGCTCGCATTTTCAACCGTCTAGTGAAATTCCATTTTATGGTGTCTACACGGCTACTGATGACGGGAAAGTAATCTCTTATAATTTGAATACATCCTATTCATTGGATGGATCATTTACTCCTATTGTAACCGCATCTTCAGGAGCAATCACAAGTTACACATCAAATGGTTACTGCAAACGTGTAGGAGAACTTGTTTATTTCTCTGTGAATTTAACAGTCACAAATAACGGAACGGGCAGTAATTCTATTGTGATTTCAGGATTGCCATACAATGCCTCTGACTCAACAGCCTTAATTGGTAGAGAAAATGCCTTAACTGGAACACTGCTTCAAGGATTCATTTCTCAAGGATCTTCTCAAATAACCGTAAGGACTTATAATAACGCATATCCAGTGGCTACAAATTCAGTAATATTTCTTACTGGAGTATATCGAGTAGCCTAAAACTAAGATGAAACCCTTAATCAACCTATCACACCTTATCGTCTCCCTAACCCTCCAAGGACTCTTCTATGTTGTCCACGGGGATCTCTGGCTGGGTGCGGTAGCTGCCTTGTTCTTCTACCTTGGACGTGAAATCGCACAAGCGGAATACCGTGGAATCGAAGCGTCACCCACAAAACTCAGGAAGGACTTCCCGTTGCTCGGTGGTTTCTTCCCCAAGTACTGGACACGAAAGGCTTTCTTAGCTGACCTTGTGATCCCTTCGTCTCTCACGATCCTTATTGCGATCATTTATTCTTACCTTTAAAATATGGCAAACATTACAACATCCGTATCCAATTTGGTTGGCGGTGTTTCTCAGCAGTCACCTAAAGTCCGCTTTGTGGGCCAGTGCGAGGAACAAGTCAACGCCCTGAGTTCCGTCAGTGATGGCCTAAAGAAACGCCAGTGTACCCGTGTGATCCGTGGTGTTGATGGGATGTCCTTTAAGTCCACCGATTTGGTTCACTTTGTGAATCGCTCAGAGACTGAACGGTACGCTGTTGTTCTTAACTCAGAGGTTGCACGGGCATTCAATCTTCTCACGGGTGTTGAGGCGACGATCAATGGAGTCACTGGTGGCTTCCCGTTGCCCAGCTATCTTGTCACAAGTGATTCTAGGAAGCTCATTAAGCCCCTTACGTTGGCTGACTCGTCGTTCTTCTTGAACACCACAGTTTCCCCAGCGATGACCGAGGATAAGACGGAGGCTATTAGTGACTCTGAGGCTTTGGTGTTTATCAAGCAAGGGGACTACCAGAAGAACTACCAGTTGAACTTCAACGGTCAGAACTCTCGGAGAGCCCTTATTACACCTGTTTGGATAAAATCTTACCCTACAAACAGCTACTGGGATTTAGTTGGATTTACAATTCAAGACTCAGGATCTGGATACAACTCAGCGTTTCCACCTACTATCACCCTTACAGGCGTAGGGGGAATGGTGACAGCCGTTAAGTATGTTGTAAACATTAACAACACGACCGGAGAAATTGTTTCAATTACTGTTACCCAAAGCGGCTTTTATCAATATCAAGGGAAAGCGACGATGTCCTATCCTCAATCGAATACCTCTAGTGCTGTTATTAACTACGTCTCAGGAGCTTCTACAACAGCAGCTAATGCTGATACGACGACCATCGCCACTGGGTTGGATGCTTTAATCACCGCTGGAACAGCCACGGCTCCCGCTTTATCATCTCCCATCATCCACCAGAACTACGACCACACGGTACTAGGGAACACCATTAAGTTCACCCATAAACTTGGAGAAACCTTCTACCTTGCAAGTACCGACGGGTTAGCCAATGCTGCCATGGGTGTCGTGTTTAAGACCGTGGATGACCTCAGTGATCTCCCAATAACGTCCTTTAACAACTTTAGGGTGGCCGTAAGAGGCGCTATCGACAGCAAGGAGGATGACTACTTTGTTAAGTTCAAGACGAACGATGATGGCTTCTTTGGTAACGGTGGGTGGATCGAAGATGTTGGCTCGGAGATTTCTTACAAGATTGATCCCGCAACGATGCCACAACGACTTGTGAACACAGGAGTAAATGCTTTTGAGTTCGATGAAGTTGCTTGGAATGATCGGGTTGTTGGCAATGAGGATTCTAATCCACTTCCATCGTTCATCGGGAGACCAGTAAACAACTTATTCTTCTTTAAGAATCGCCTTGGGTTCCTTACGGACGACACGGTAATCTTCAGTGAAGCTGGGCAGTTCTTTAACTTCTTCAGGACTACCGTGAGAACCTTGTTGGACTCAGATCTCATTGATGTCTCTGCTGCTTCCACCAAGATCTCCAAGTTGTTCTCAGCCGTAGGATTCCAAGAGAACCTTATTCTGTTTGCTGACCGTGGACAGTTCGTTGTTAAGAGTGGTGACACCTTGACCTCTAAGAACATCTCGATCACCGCAGTAACCAACTACGACGTTGATACCTCTGCGGAACCCACTGAGCTTGGAGCCTATGTTTACTTCTCGTTCACTCGGGGTAAATTCCTTGGTATCCGTGAGTTTCGCTTGGATGCAGCCAGTATGACCTATGACTCCGCTGACATCACTTCACAGATTCCTTCGTACATCGAAGCAGGATCAAGCGTGAAGATCGCAGCGTCCTCTACCGAAAGCCTTATCGCTGTCCTTTCACGCACCTCTACAACGAACACCCTGTACATCTACAAGTACTACTGGAGTGGTAACGAGAAGGTGATTTCCAGTTGGTCTAAGTTCCAAATGTCGATGGACATCCACGGGATTGAGTTCATGAACAGCACCTTGTACATCCTTGGAAACAAGGAGAACAAAGCGATGCTTACGTACATCAACATGGAGGAACAACGGACTGAGCAAGATACCTTGGGTAACTTCTCGTACCACCTAGATCTCCTTGAGAAGGTCACAAGTGGCCCTACGGATTACATTGATCTTTCCTATGATGTCAGCGAAGGGGACGTTATTGAAGCCTACGATGAAAGGGGGATCAATGTTAAGGTAAGTCACACCATTGGCAACACGGTGTACCTAGAGCGCCCTGCGACGTGCTTCATAGGCATTAGGTACGCCATGGAGTACACCTTCAGTGAGCCTGTGTTTAAGCAACAAGGGGGACCACAGGGTACTCCTTCGGGTCTTACTAGGTTTATTCTTCGTAATGGTGTTGTCTTCTTTTCCAATGCAGCTCACTTTAAAATCGAAGTGACACCTGTGGCTCGTGATACGATGACCGTGGATTTCACACCAAGTATCGTTGATGTGTCCCGTGCCGGCACCATGATCTTCAAGGATGGATCGCTTAGGTTTTCAATCTTTACAGAAGCCAAAGACTCAGTTATTAAGATCGTCAATGACAGCGCATTCTCAAGCAACTTCCAGTCAGCAGAATTTGAAGCCAATGCCCACACAAGGTCTTCACGATACGCTTAGGAGTTACCAAAGGTGCATCATTAGGTCTGCTGTGGTTGACGACATAGGCCCACTTGCGGAGACCATGAGACCCTTTGATGTTCTTGAGTGTCGTTGTGGGGGCCACAGCCCTGAGGATGCACTGATGATTGGCCTTACACTCGACCTGTGTACCTTCACGATAGCCGATAAGTTCGATGGGACTCCATTGGCTATGTTTGGTTGTGGCGGTGAGGATACCGATGAGCCTTACATCTGGGCGCTTGCTAGTGACCTATTGGTTCCTAGAGCAGCCCGTGACTTCATCAGGCACAGCCCTGAGTGGATTAAGGCCATGTTAAAGGCTGTAGGTGGTAAGGCTTCTAATTACCTCCATGCTGATAATACGGATGCTGCTAGGTGGCTCCTTTTCTGTGGTGCTGAGTTCAGCCCTGAGATCGTTCTTAAAAATAATCAACCCTTCTTAAAATTTACAATTACCAATCATGTGTGAACCCGTAAGCATAACAGCGGCTATTGTTGCCGTAGCCAGTGCCGCCTCTTCAGCTGTTAGCCAGAAACAACAAGCGGACGCTCAAGAGAAACAACAGAAACTAGCGTCCCAACAAGAGCGCCAGCGGTATCTTGAGGAGGTTACTTCGTTACGTTCACAGGAAGCTCAAGAACAAGTAGCACGCTCACAGCGCATTCAAGAGGCGGAGGTTAAGGGTAAGGAAGCGAAGGCATCCGCTGTTGTGGCTGCCGGTGAGGGAGGTGTTGCAGGTCTCAGCGTGGAAGCACTTGTTGCTAACATCTCCCGTAAGGAGGCAACCTATGCATTCTCTGAGCGTAAGCAAGCGGAGATGATTGGTGTTGGTCGTAAGCTGGAACTTCAATCGGCTGGCGCTGGTTATCAAAGGAATCTCCTTAGCATCAACAAACCAATTCAACCACCAGACTATGTTGGGTCAGCTCTTAAGGGCATTCAAACTGGAATGGGTGTTTACTCCGCAGGACAACAAGCGGGACTCACGACTCCTAAAGCTAAACCAATCGGATAATTTTTATGACACAAGAAGAACTTCTTAATGCACTCAAGGGCGGTAGCACACGTAAGGAAACTCAGGTTGACTTTGGTCAGGTTGGGTTGCGTCCTACGATTCAACGAGGTGGACAGTATAACGTACAGGTTCAACAAGCGCCTCAAACAAACCCAGCTCTTCAGCTTGCGGATGCACTTAAGGGTGGCTCTCAGTTGCTTGGGCAGTTCGTCGACATCCAATCGAAACAAGGGGAGATTGAAGCGAATGCTTTGAGTCCTCAAGAGATTAAGCAACGAGTGGAACAAGGAGATCCTAATGCTGTTAGCTTCCTTGATAAGCTCGGTAAGGAGAAGACGTTTGTTGAGACGACTTATAAGCGGTACTACAACTCTACGGTTCAACCACAGCTCACGGCGCTTGCTCAAGAGCTTCAATCCAAGCCAGTCCATGAATACGCTGACCAAGGGATTACCACGGCTGAAGACTTTAAGGTCTACGCTGATACACGGGTCAAGGAGCTGACGGATAAGTTTGGAGAGTACACCGACAAGAGTCCGTATGCTAAAGTTCTTCACAATCAGTTGATCGAAGAGGTTGTTCCTAAATTGGTACAGCAGCAGACATCGACCTTTGATGAGAATGTTACTAAGTTTAATAAGGAAGAGATTGTTAATAACCTTCCACAACTTTTACCAGCCAATGGTGTTAATCCAGCACCAACAAGTGCTAGGAATGTTCCAGCATCCACGGGTGCAAGAATCACTCAGTTTGGTCAAACAGGGAAAGACGGAGGAGTCAAAGACTCACTTTTGGATTCTAATTCAGCACTTGGCATCGGAGCACGTGTACCACCTGAAGAGCAAGCTAAGATCCGTAAGGGTATTCCTAGTAAATTCAAAATGGTCGCAGGGGATATTGCGGTTTCTTCGGATGTTAAAGAACAGTTTGAATCACAAGGGATTAACTTTGGTGATACCGTGACTGTTAAGCTGGCTGACGGAACTAACCATACTGGTCGCTGGATGGATGTTACTGCGGATTCTTTTCAGGGGAAAACTCTTTCAGGTCGCTTTGACATCTATACCCCAGAAGGAAACAATCCTCTTGATGGTAAACAAGTTACTGGATGGTCTACGGATGAAGTCACGGCTGAACAAGGGTTCAAGAACAACGTCAATAGCGTCCTTCAAGTAGGAGCTGAGGCTCTTATCACACGAGGCAAATACAGCCCCACAGAAGCCTCTAAGATCCTTAGGGACAACGTAACGACCCAAGTTAAGACCCTATCAACCGATGGGAAATTTGCGGAAGCTCGGAAGCTACTTGGTGCGCTCAATGAGTCAAAGCTAGGTGGTCAACCGTTGTTTGGATCTGTTGAAGGTCGCGCTAACTTTGTTGGTCTTGAGGATCTTATCAACAGAGAAGAGGATCAATTTAGTGCTAGTAACTCTGCGGATGAAGAGAGACGGAATAAAGAAGTTTCATCGACTTACGAGATCAACGCTCTTAAGGCTATCATGGCAGGCCAAAGCGCTGATGACGTTCTAGGAGCACAGAAAGCTGAGGTTCTTGAGCGACAAGATCTAAGCGACTATCAAAAGTCCACGATTATCAAAAACTTAGACCAAGTTCAAACTCAGCAATATGCTGCTGGAATTAAAGCTAGCAGTGCTGTTGAGGAGGCCATTAAGAAATTCGGAGTAGCCGATCAAGTAACCCAAACAGCCGTAGCTGCCTCTACTCCATCGAATGCTTACGAATACGCAGCCTTGAATCTTCCAAAAGAAGTTCTTGAGGCTGTCACAGTTACGACGTTGAACGGACAGGTGTCCATGAAAGATGGCGCTACGGCCTTGCTGCGTCAGACTATTGAACAAGCTAAGTACCCAGCAGAAGAAGCGATCTATAACGTCACCCAAGCTCTGCGTGTAAACAACGAACTCGATTACAACGGAGTGAAATATGATGTTTCGACTGAATCTAAGAAACGAGAAGTGGGTGCTAGATTGGCTACGATCATCAACGATCAATTCAAGGAAAACATTAAGACCTCCTTTACGAACAACATCAATCGTTCTCAGTTTAAGCAAGCGGCTCCTCAGGCTGTTTCTGACGAAGAACAAGCGTTGTACGATGCGAAGCTCATTGAGTTTGGGGGAGACGCAAAGCTAGCTAAGGTGGCCTTAGAGAACGATAAGCGCAAGATGAACCAAGAGACCTCTGTGGTAAACTCAGACGGCACTGTTCGTTTTGGTAAATCTGTCTTGGAAAGTCCTTACGAGTTCTCGACCAAAGTATTCAATTCACTTACCAAGGGCCTTATCAAGACTCCTAAAGGTGAACCAGATTCCGATTCAAGTTTCAAAGCGTACGCATCAGCGAAAGCAGCGGTTCACAATAGTCAATCATACGGCTACGATCTGAATGATTACTACAGTGCACCTATTGGGAGCAAACAACAAGCCACAGCAGTTCGTAACATTCGGTCATCCTTTGAACAAGTAGGTTTCCCTATTGACGCGATTCAATCCGGAGTCATTCAAAAACAAGTTCCTAAGATTGGATTTCCTAATGAAACTAAAACGGTGTTGTTTTCGATTGAAGACGAATACCTCAGAAACAAGGAAGCTTATAAAACCCTTCCAATTATCCCAGCTCATTGGTTGCAAAAACGAGATGAACCAATGTATGCTTCGGCCATTAAGAAGTTCTCCAGTAAATGGGGCATCTCAAAAACACAAGTAGCTGACCAAGAAGCTCTTTATCAATCGCGTGGAATCAAAGTTACCAAATAATTTTTATGTCGTTAATTACAAACCTTATTGAAAACGAGTCACAACAAGCGCTCACAGCGGCGGCTCAAGCGGTATCACGCGGTGCAACTGATGCTCCATTCGTAGATCCCCAAGAGGAAGATCAAGGGGAGTTCTTTGATGCCAAGGATGTTGCTATGGCTCCTATTCGTGGTGTTGAAGGATTTGCTCAGTCTGTTTACAATCTTGCAGATGCTGTGTCGTTGGACTCGTTGCCAAACTGGGAGAATCGTTTCTTCGGTAAGTCTACGTCAACTACTGGTAAATTTGTTGAGGGAGCTACCCAGTTCCTTACAGGGTTTATCCCTGTTGGAGGAGCGCTCGGTAAAGTCGGACAGGCTATTTCTATCGGCTCTAAGGTAGCCAAGGCTGGCAAGGGTATTCAAGTGGCAGCTAAGGTTGGCACATCGGCTCTTCAAGGCGGCATCACGGACTTCATTGCATTCGATGGTCAAGATGAGCGCCTATCAAACCTTGTTCAACAATTCCCCCAGCTTCAAAACCCAGTAACGGAATACCTTGCTGCGGATAAGAATGACGGAGAAATCGAAGGACGCTTTAAGAACGTCATCGAAGGCTTGTTTCTTGAAGCAGGTATGCAAGGGATCGCTGGAGCGTTCACGGGTAGTCTTAAGAGCCTCAAGGAATACAAAGGTAAACTTGCAGAGGGCTTGGATAAACCAACGGCTGCACTTGAGGCATCTAAGGTACTTGATGAAACCCAAGTTGTTCAGACGCTTAAATCGTTCGATGAGCCTTTGATTAAGGAGCTTACCGATCTCGACCCAAAGGCTATCGCTGTGGAAAACAAGGTAACTTCCGTGGGTGGTGATGTGGTTGTTCCTCCGATGAAGGGAGAAGTCTTTGATCCTTTGACACCCATCGAGGCGGCTAATCCAGCACTTAAGATCACTGACAGGGCCAAGCGTTCTGGATCTCAGGATTACTTAGATGTTCTTGAGAAAGCTGAAGGTCTTGGAAACATGGCCGAAGTAACCCAGCTACTCGCTAAGGGCGATATTTCGATCTCTTCTGCTGAAAAGATGCGTCTTGAGGGACTCACTGGTGAAGATAAACTGGCCACCTTGAAGTCCATGAATGCGGCTTTGGGCATTGAAACAGATTCGATTGTTCAAAAGTTTGGTAACGCAATTCCAGAGGTGTTTAACGATGTGTTTGTTCAGACGCATCTGGCCTTTACGGGTGTTCGCTTGTCAGGCGCTAAGGCTGTTGAGGCAGCTAAGGGTCTTCAAGATGCTCTTAAGAACGGTAAGAACGAGGATGCAATCTTGTTGACCGAAGAGTTCGCTAAGAAGTTCCAACAGTTCACTGAGTGGAATATGCTGTACGGTATGCACGCTTCGGGTGCTGGTACGCTGTTGAATCGCATTGGTCAAAACAAACAATCGTTTACCACAAAGGCAGAAATTGATGCTCTTGTTCCCACCAAGAAAATTCCTACGGGACTTGATCCTGCGGCTCATAAAGCGGAAATCAGTAAGTTCCAAAAGGAGAAGTGGGGATCTGCACCTATGGAAGAGATTGCCAAGAAGTTCTCTGCGGCTACCTCCTTTGATGACCTTGAGAAACAACTCAATGTGATGACCCAGCTTTCACAGGTGTCACGGGGACGCAGGGGATTCAATGCGCTTCAAAGCGTTTGGAGAAACTCCATCTTGTCTGGTCCCTCGTCGTTTGTTGTGAGTGTTCTCGGTAACACCGTTACAAATAACCTGAAAACCCTTGAGTCGATCATTGGTGCTGGGATTGTTGGGGATGTTAAATCTATTAAATCCATTTTTAAAGCCGCAACTACCTTTCAAAGTTTCGGAGAAATCAGTGATGCCGCTGTGGCTGCTTTTAAGACTGGAGAAGATCCGTTGATGGGAAGCTCTGCGGCATTTGTTGAAACAGAAGGTAAAACCTTTAACGGTAACGAGTGGTCTGGGCAAAGCCTTGGGTTTCAAGATGGATCAGCTATGGGACAAGCAGCGGATTGGCTTAGTACGTTTGCAAGTATTCCTTCTCGATTGTTGGTGAGCACTGATGCTGTTGCGAAACAAAGCGCCTATGCACGGGCTGGGCGCGCTCACTTCATGTACGAAGGCTACAACAAGGGGATGAATGGAATGGAAGCAGCCAAGTATGCTGAAACAAAGTTCCAAGAGTTAGTCTTATCGGGCGGTAAGATGTACAACGAAAAGAACCTGTTTAATAGCCACGTTGAGGAAGCTAAAAAGGCTGGTCTTGATTGGTCAAAAGATCCTAAAGAGTTTGAACGGTTTGTTAATAAACAAGCTGAGTTGAACCCATTTGATCCAGCCAAGGACGACCTTGCAAAACGATTTGGTGAAGTAGCAAAACAAACTACGTTCTCCAACGATCTCGATGACGTAAGCCAAGGAATCTCTACAATTATCAATAAAGTACCCGGACTTAACTTTGTTATTCCATTTGTTAAAACCCCTACGAACATCCTTAAGTTTGGTCTTGCTCGGTCTCCGCTGGGGATCGCAAAGGATTCCTATCTACTGGCATTCAGTAAAGATTTCCGTGAACAGTTTACGAACGCTCGTGGGATGGAAGCCAATGAACTTCGCGGTCGTATTGCTACTGCTGTGATGTTTACCTCTGGGGTCTCTTACTATTTGATGAACAACGAAGGAGCAATCACTGGTGGTGGCCCTCAAAACGCGGATGAAAAGGCTACGTTGATCGCAACAGGATGGCAACCTTACTCCCTTAAAATCGGAGGTAAGTACGTTAGTTATCAACGACTTGACCCTATTGCAACACCTTTGGGAATCCTTGCAGACCTTGGAGAATACAGCCGTTTGAATCCAAAGGAAAAAGAAGATGACGATATGGCCGCTGTGTTCTCTGCGTGTGCTATGACTCTTACCTACAACCTTACGGATAAGAGTTACCTTCGTGGTTTGAATAACCTCATGAAGGCTGTTCAAGACCCAGCGACGTACTTGCCTAAGTTAGTTCGTGATATTGGTGCTGGGTTTGTTCCTAATGCTGTCAACCAGATGCAGAACACGGAACATGAGATCATACTTAGGGACGCGCGTTCGTTCGCTGATGCTACCTTGAAGCGTATTCCCGGAGCAGGTGAGGTTGTTCCACCCCGTCGTACCATTCTAGGTGACGCGATATTTCGTGAGAACCCAGCGGGTCTTCTTGGACCTGTGAACCCCTTCAACATCTCGACAGCCAAGAACGACCCAGTAGCACAAGAAATGGCCACCTTGAATGGTCACTTCGGGATGCCTTCGTCGAAACTTAACGGACTCAATGATCTTGATATGAGGGAGTTTAAGAACGCTGAAGGCCAACAAGCCTATGATCGTTGGATGGAACTTTCAGGAACCATTAAGATCAACGGCAAGACCCTTAAACAAGCGCTGGCTATTGCCATTAAAACCAAGGAATACCAAGCGTTGCCTAAGAAGTTTGAAGGACAAGCAGTTGAATTGAAGTCCCCTAGAATCGACATCATCAATAAGATCATTCGTGGGTATCGTAACCAAGCGCAGATAAAAGTTCTTGGAGAATACCCTGAATTGTATCAAAAACGAAACGCTGTAATGCAACAAAAACAGGCAGCTCGCTTGGGTAAATTTGAGAAACAACAATAAATAACAACAGAAATGGCTACTACTTACGAACTTTCATACTTTGAAACAACCACGGGACTCACCAATACGTCCTTTGTGTACGGCTTTGATGCGCTTACGGAAGGCGATGTGCGGATTATTGGGTACATTGGAACCGCTCAGACGGATCTTTCGGGTCTTATCTCATCGGTAAACATTACGACTAAGACGATGACTCTTAGTTCAGCACCAACGGGTTACGATAAAATCCGCATTTACCGTTCAACCACAGTTCTTCCCCTTGTTGATTTCACAAGTGGTGCTGTGTTGTCTGAGGACGCACTTAATACCGCCTATAGGCACTCGTTGTTCGCCGCTCAGGAGGTCTCTCAGGACGCATCGAACAGCTCAAATCGCTCTGTGATCTTCACTGCGGACATCAATGACTTTGCGATTACCACTGATAAACTAGGTACTGATTCGGTAAATACCACTAAGATTGCTGACAATGCTATTGCTACTATACTTATTCAAGACCTAGCAGTCACCACAGGTAAACTTGCTAACACCTCAGTCACAAGTGACAAATTAGCAAGCAATTCTGTGACAACTGCTAAGATCCTTGATGCCAATGTTACTGCTGCAAAGCTCGCGAATACCTTAGATCTTTCTGCTAAAAACCTAATTATTCCAGATAATCAAAACCCATTTGCCAAAGAGTACTTCTTTGCTGTTGACCAGAAGGCACAAGGGGTCGCTGGTGGAGCTGCTACGGCAGCCACAACTGTAACCCGTACTCTCAACGTGCAAGTAGGAAACGTCATCGTAGGTGCATCCTTGAATGCCAACCAGATTACGCTGCCTGTTGGGACTTACTACACGGAGTTTAGAGCACCTGCAATCTCCGTAGGAGCACACGCTTGTTGGCTTAATAACAACACAGCGGGTTCGGTGGCCGTCTATGGAAGCAGTGAGTTTACTTCGGTAACCGCTTCGTCCTCCAGCGTTGGCTTTGGTAAGTTCACCTTGACCACTCCAAGCGTCCTTGAGCTGAAACACTACACAACCACAGCACGAGCAACCGATGGACTAGGAGCAGCCGTGAACCTTGCGGGTCGCCCTGAGTTCTACTCTTCAGTTAAAATCTGGAAGACAGCCTAACGATGAACGACAACACTCATCCTCCCGCTTTAATTGGCCTTGTCGGTCTAGTTGCAAATATCTCCCTTGAAGAAGTGAACACTGGTATTGCCATCCTTGTTGGTCTTTCAACCTTGGTCTACATGGTCATTAAGATCCTTAAGGAACTCAAAAACAACAAAAAGTAATCTTATGAGCGAAGAAGTAAACTTTGATCGAGCCTTAAAAATGGAGGGTCTCCAAGACCTTTTGATCGACGAGTTCATCCAACAAATCAAAAGCGGTGAGTCATCTCCAGCACTCCTTAACGCTGCTCGTCAGATGCTTAAGGACAACGGTATCTACGCCACAGTAACCAAAAGTAGCCCCTTGGGTGAACTGGTGAACCTGTTGCCATTCCGAGATGAGGGTCTTGACCGAGTTGTCGGAGAATAATAGGATTACCCTACACTATGCACGAAGTTCCACATCAGCTTAAAGACTTCAGAAACTTCCTGTACTTGTGCTGGAAACACCTGAAGCTCCCAGATCCAACACCAATTCAGTACGAGATAGCCGACTGGATGCAACACGGGCCCAAGCGGGCTGTCCTTCAGGGGTTCCGTGGTGTTGGTAAGTCGTGGATCTGTTCGGCCTATGTTGTCCACCAGTTGCTCCTAGATCCCTCTAAGAACATCCTTGTGGTCTCTGCGTCCAAGACTCGTGCCGATGACTTCTCTACGTTCACGCTTAGGTTGATCCACGAGATGCCCATGCTGGAACACCTGAAGCCCACGGATAAACAACGGTTCTCCAAGATCTCCTTTGATGTTGGCCCAGCACCAGCGTCCCACGCGCCCTCTGTGAAGTCCCTTGGGATCACCTCGCAGCTCACAGGATCACGGGCTGACATCATTGTGGCCGACGACGTGGAAGTCCCAAACAACTCAGCAACCCAGTCACTCAGGGACAAGCTTGGGGAACAGGTGCGAGAGTTCGAGGCCATCCTTAAGCCCCTTGGGTCGTCACGGATCTTGTTCCTTGGTACTCCCCAGTGTGAAGACTCGATCTACAACAAGCTCATTGAACGTGACTACTCGTGTAAGATCTGGCCTTCCAAGGTCATCACAATCGCCAAGAACGAGAAGTCCTATCAAGGCAACGTAAGCCCCTCGTGTGTTGATGATGCCCGTGAGGGACTCCCAAGTGAACCCCTTAGATTCTCTGAGCTAGACCTTGCTGAACGTGAGGTGTCCTATGGTCGCACAGGGTTTGCCATGCAGTTCATGTTGGACCCTAAGTTGTCCGACCTTGACCGTTATCCATTAAAGATCAACGACCTGATTGTGATGGACATCGACCGTGACAAGGCTCCTGAGAAACTTGTGTGGGCTCAAGCACCTGATCTTATCTGGGATGCCTCAGTGCCTAACGTAGGGTTCACGGGTGACAGGTTCTATCGACCCTTCAGGACTGTTGGGGATCACATCGACTACCAAGGTTCCGTGTTGTCCATTGACCCATCTGGTCGTGGTAAGGATGAAACAGCGTGGGCAGTCGTAAAAATGCTCAATGGCTACCTGTACGTCTCTGAGTTCGGGGGTCTCCAAGGGGGCTACAGTGCTGACGTGTTGAAGACCTTGGCACTTAAGGCTCACCACCACAACGTCAACGAGATCATTGTGGAGTCCAACTTCGGTGATGGGATGTTCACGGAGATCTTTAAGCCCTACCTTGAGAAAGTCCACCCGTGTTCCATCAAGGAAGTCCGTCACAGTACCCAAAAGGAGAAACGTATCGTGGACACCTTGGAACCCGTGATGAACCAACACAGGCTTGTCTTTGACCCTAAGTCCATCAAAAGGGACTACGAGTCTTGCTCGGTGTACCCCACGGACTCCCAGTTGCGCTACCAGTTGATGTACCAGTTGTCACGGATCACAAGAGACCGTGGTGCGTTGACCCATGATGACCGCCTAGATGCCCTTGCAATCGCTGTAGCCTACTGGGCTGAACACATGGCTCAAGATGCCAATAGGCGCATTGATGACCGCAAGGAGGATCTCCTAAAGGACGAACTGACAAAGCTTGCTGACTCTTATTTCAAACGAACCAACAACCAAAGAAACGTAAACCAATGGATGTAACAACAATCGTAAAGTCACTACTACCCCCGTACAAAGCCCTGAAGGGGTCTAGGAGGCCTTTGGTGGCCATTTGTATAGGTCACAGCCGAAAAGGTGATAGCGGGGCTTGTAGTGCCTCTGGAGCCTCCGAATGGACGTACAACAAACAAGTCGCTGAATACCTTAGGGCTGACCTTGAGAAACGAAACATCAACGCTGTGGTCTTCACAACCTACGAAGGCAAGGGGTACACCGGTGCAATGACTTGGTTAGCAACACAACTTGAGTTACTTAAGGTGGACTTTGCGGTGGAACTTCACTTCAACAGTGCCGATAGCGGTGCTGCTAGGGGCTTTGAGTTCCTTTACTGGAGAACATCCAAGAAGGGCCAAGGCATCGCCTCTTTGTTCCAACAAACCTTCAAGAAGAACTTCCCAGACAACCTAAGCAGAGGCTCCAAAGGGCTCTCTAAGGACGACCGAGGTGGTTTGTTTGTAAGACTACCATCCATGCCCTGTGTGATCCTAGAGCCCTTCTTTGGTAGCAACATCCGTGAGTGGGAACTCTTTGGGAATGAAGCTGGCCAAAAGCGCCTTGGGGAAACATACGGTGAGGCTATCGAACAGAGTAGTCGTTTCTTGGGCCTCTAAGGGGTCTAGGAGCCTTCCTAGGGTATGACCATGGTAGATGACAGCGGAAACAATCACAGACGTCTCAGAACGGCTCCTAGAGGTTCTTATTGAGTGCCCCCTTTAATTCCCACGTCCGTGGATGAAACAAAGGGTGTGCTCAATGTGGGCCCTTGGGTCTCTCCGTTGCAGTCCTTCCATCGCTATCGCTCCGTCACTCCCTCCACTGCGTTCCGTTTCAACACACCTTCTTGGTTGATTGTTAATGATTTACCCCTAGAATGACCTTGATTGATGCACTACTAGGAAAAGGAAGCTTCGGTTCCCTTGTTCCCTTCTTAAGTTGATCTTAAGTTTCTTGTTTTGGTTTGATGTTGTGGTTTCAACTGTAACAACTGCACTTAAGGTACACTTAAGGACACTGGGGGTAAGGGGGAAACTTTAAGATACTTAGAGTATCCTAGAGTATCTTAGAGTAACTTAGAGTAACCTAGAGTAACCTAGAGTAACCTAAGGTAACCACAGGTGAACTTAAAGTTCTCCGTATACACAACGACCATCATGATTACATTGCCAAGCTTTGAAGGACTCCCAGAAGTCCCTAAGCCACCCGCTGAGGAAGCCCTAGAGATCCTTGGTAAGATCATCTCAAGTGCCTTTAAGGGCTTTGTTTTGACTGTTGTTGATGAAGCAAATTGCTTGTACACAGCCACAAATGTAGAGCACGAGGATGCCTTGGAAATGCTTGATGGTGCCATTGAGGAGTTCTTGGAGTGATTTAAGGAAGCTACTGGTGTTTTTGGGTGTCCTTAAGAATTTGGTAAAAATATCTGAAAGGGTATACGTATATGGTCGGGCTAAAAAATCCCCCCGCTAGGGTCCGCTAGCCACGATTTGACGGCCTGTGAATCAACCTGTGGAAAAATGCCTTACCAGCAGCAGCATCGACGGAACACTAAGAGTGTCTAGTGGTGGAAATAGGGGTGTTTTTAGAGGTCGATAGGTTGAATCCTTAGTAAGTTGCTAAGGTTAGTCTTGTTTTTAGGTTTTTCCGCCTTTTTGAAAATGTAACTGTTCGGTTGAACACTAACACAAAGGGGACACCGAGAGGGACACAAGGAGCACACAAGGAGGACACCAAGGAGCACACCAAACGACCAGAGAAACCCAGCAACTGACCGCTGTTCGCTTGACCTCCTCAGAATTATTTTGACGAAACATGAAAATAATTGTTGACCAGCGGGAAACCCTCTTGTATCTCTCGGCTGTCCTGCAACTGCAAGACACTCCACACAACAACCAATCCACCATATGACACCACTCGCAATCATCGCCGTAGTCTATCTCATCGGCCTAATGGCCATCGCTCATACCCTAGGCCACCATCCAATCCTTGGACTCTTCTGGGCGTTCGGGGCCGCCTCGGCTGGCATCTTGTTCTACGTCGCTTGCATCATTCTGACCGCTTAACACCCATAATGAAACTCCCAGATCACACCGTAGAAATCACAAGCGAAGCCGCAATGAAACTCATCGGAGATGGCTTAACTGCCGTTGCGGCTCATGTCATATACGAGCAATACCGAATGACAACTTATGAGGCGCACGGCGTCCGCGTTTTTGCCATCTTCAATTTCGCCTCGTCGCGAATCGCTCAGTATTACGTCCAAGACATCAACGCTTAAATAATCAATCCACACAAAGAAAACATGAAAACTACACTATCCACTACACAAGCCGCTCACATGCTTTTAGACGACGAAAACGCCAACTGGACACGGGCGGGAGCCTTTGCGCTCGTTGAATACCTCGAAGAGTTCGAAGAAAGCTGCGACGTTGACATTGAATTTTGCCCGGTTTCGCTCCGTTGCGAGTTTTCCGAGTATGACAGCTTGGAGGACTGGGCCAGTGAATACTTTGCGAATCACATTCAAGCTGTATTTGAGTTGAAGCTAAACATAGACGGGGACGGAAAGATCGAGGAAAACGACGATGATGTCGACGAAAAGATCCGCGAGTATATCCGCGACCGTGGCCAGCTCATAGAGTTTGAGGGCGGGATCATTGTTTCCAGCTTCTAACCATCCACACAATCGACACAATGAACTTAGAAAATAAATCACTCGCAGAAATCGCCGCCATCATTCGCACTGACTGGAAAAAGGTTAACTACGCCGCCAAGCCTTATCTTGATGCCATGCAATCTTTGCAAAGCGTCAAAAGCTCATACGGCTATGACAGCGGGAAAAGCATCGTTCTTTATTTCCTTTCAAACGCTTCAGCATGGCGCGGGGAGACTGCAAAGGCCGTCAAGTTGGAGCTTAAAAACCGTTGCAAGTAACAAGCCGAAACGCCTTCGGGCGTCGCCGGATCACGTCCGGCCTGACGAGGCTGTCAGCAAACAAACCAACACCACAAAGAAAATGAAACTATTGAACAGCGGAAACGCAAAAACACGCAAAGGAGAAAAACGAGGATTTATCACCTACGGGATACACCTAGCACCGGCAAACCTTTCAGGCTTCAACGTCTGTCAATTCGCTTCCAAAGGATGCGCCGAGGCTTGTTTGAACACAGCGGGACGTGGGGCCATGTCATCAGTCCAAAAGGCGCGGATTGCAAAGACTCGTTTGTTTTTCAAGGATAAACAGTGCTTTCTTGAGATGCTTTGGGCGGAGGTTGAAAGCGCCATGAAAAGCGCCGCAAAAAAGGGCATGACTCCGGTTTTCAGACTCAACCTTACAAGCGATTTGCCATGGCACAAAATCAAGTATAACGGCAGCACGATCATGGATTCTTTCCAAGGCGTGCAATTCTATGACTATTCAAAGGGAGAAGAAAGAGCGTGTGAGTTCGCGGCAGGATTAATGCCTAGCAACTATCACCTAACCTATTCACGAAGCGAGGAATCAAACGTGATGGAGCTTGTCGCTTTGCTTCAATCCAAGGTCAACGTTGCGATTGTTTTTGCGGATAAGCTTCCGCTTACATGGCAAGGCTTCCAAGTGATAGACGGCGACGCGGACGATTTGCGTTTCTTAGATCCTCGGGGCGTCGTGGTAGGACTTAAAGCCAAAGGCAAAGGCAAGGTGGATTCAACGGGCTTCGTTCTCCAACCGGAGGGACTTTTGCACGCATGAGCAACTACCGCGCACCGCTACCAATCGATACCCGAGCACGTCAAGGACTCCCGTTATCGTCAAATCGAAAACGCACGAGCGCCGCTTGGGGATGGTTCCTTATCCTCTCGCTACTTGGGTTGTTTTGGGTGTCGTTCATTCTATTCCTTAGGCAAGCCTTTGGATTTTAAAGCCACCTAAAGCCACCCGATCGCCCGCCCTTGGTATCACTGAGGGCGGGTTTTTTGCGTCCATCCTTGAGCCATCCTATGAGCCATCCTTGAGCCATCCTATGAGCCATCCAAGAGCCGTCCAAAAGCCATCCTATGAGCCATCCTATGAGCCATCCAAGAGGCGACCGTTGAACACATGTTCAAAACCGGTGTTCACCCGCCATTATTTTTTTTTAAGGCATTGGGCAGAAATATTTCTTGAAGGCTAACCTGTTGAAATCCAATAACATTGGAACGACTTGCGATTTCTTTTCAAAAAAGGTGTTGACCTCGGCATTGGGTGGAATTAAAAACATTTCAAGGTTGCCACGAGTCGCACCTTTTAACACACACCTATGAACACACAGCAACAACACCAACAACAAGAACTATTCACAAACGAGGAGATTGGAACGATCCTCAAATCAAAAGCTACGACCACAAAGGATCTCATCCGGGAACTTGTGAGCCTTGGGATTGAAGTTGAGATTGCCACCGATGAGATTGTTGAAGGCGACCTAGTGGGCGCACGGAGAACATTGGAGCAAATCACAAGCCGCCTCGAAACCTTCCTTGTAAACCTATGACTACCTTATCGAAAGCCTTTGACTACACCTTAAAGACTCGCTGGGTTGGAAGGCCACGAGAAGCTTGTGAGATCCGCAGCATCAAAGCCGCCGAAGAGTTCTTTGGGACTACAAGGCCAATCGACGACCTCCACAAGTGGGACATCGAAAGCTACGTGAAGCACCTAAGATCCAAGGGGAACAGCCCAAGCACCATCAACAGCAAGTTGTCCACCATCAGCGTCACATTGAACCACCACAGGGAGCTTGGGTTGACCAAGAACGCCCTTATGATCCAAAAGGTAAAGCATTCATCCAACGCCCGCCTGCGGTACTTTGATGAGGCTCTTATCGCCAAGATTGAAAAGGTGACCTCTTATGACTTCAGGAGTTTCTTTCAGTGGTCATTGGAGACTGGTATGAGACCATCGGAGTCACGGAGCATCCACATGTCGGACATCAGGGACATGACTGGCTTTGGGTTGCTTGTTGACCTACGCAAGACCAAGAATGGAGACCAGCGGTCCATCCCGTTGACCAAGAAGGCCAAGTACGCCCTTAACACCCGCAATACTCCTTATCCTTGGGAGATGTTCACGGAGAAAGTCATCAGGGCTGAATGGCAGAAGATCCGTACAGCCTTGGGGTTGAACCATGAGTGGGTGTTTTACCTTACAAGGCACACCTGTGCTACTCGGTTGTTGTCCCAAGGGGTAAACATCAAGGTCGTTCAGGATTGGATGGGTCACAAGGACATCAACATGACCCTCAAGTACGCCAAGCTAGTCCCAAAGGATCTTGTGGACGCACGTAACTTATTGGATCGCATCAACTAACAACAACAGCATGAGTGAACAATTCAAAGTAAAACAAGGAGCAGGCAAAGGGGACACCAATAGGCGATTCAAAGGGGAGACCTTTAGATCCAACTACGACAATATCTTTAAGAAGCCAGTTTACGATGGAAAAGACAGTGACTTTGACAGCCACGACGAAGAACAATACAATGAACAAACAACCAAATTCAACACACAAAGCTATGACCTTTAAGGATCTTAAGAACTCAACCGAGAAAATGCTCAAGCTCCAAGTTGGAGTCAAGGAGGCTTACTTCCTTTCCCATGTGGCACTTGCAGACGGTAAATTGTCCGTAAGAGAGCTTCGGTTAAAGATCGGAGGAGACATGGCAAACAACAATGGAACCTTTCAGATGCTCAGGAAGAAGGGGTTGATTATTACCAGCCTGACCTTCTGGGGAGAAAAGAAGTACATCCTTACCAACAAGGCGTTGCAGTTGTTCGCCTGAAAGCTAACCCATATCCCACCTATGAAAACACAGAAATTCTGGACAACAGTCATGGAGATCACCCAGTCCGACTGGATGCGTTTCTCAATGATGACAAGCCACGCAAGGAAACTTGAGAAAGAGAACGAAGAGCTTTCCGCAAAGATTGCCCTTATGTCGTCCCGCCGTGAAAGCCTTATCAACCTTTTGACACGATGACCTGTAGCCGCTGCGGATCAACCGTACCCTTGTTTAACTGCTACGTCTGCTGGGAGGACATTGAAGAAGACCACAGGGATTTCGATGAAGGAGTAGACCCACAACACGACAACGAAGAACCACAACAATGAACAAACAATACTGGATAATTGATACCGACACATGCGGAAGAACCTTAGGCACTCACGAGGCTGTTGGCCCATACCCCACAAAGCAAGCTGCCGAAAAGGCCGCGCTTAACGACATCCGCGATTTCTGGGATGAGGCTTGCGCCTGCTTAAAGAAAGACTGCGATAAAGACAACTGGTGCAAGCCGCTGCTCATCGTGGAGGTCATCCGCACGGTCGTCCCGAAGATCACAGCAACCATTAAACTTGTTGATGCATGAATCCATGACCATCCGAGAACAAGAAGAAGCCGCTGGACTTCTCGACAAAGCCAACATAGCCTTGCGAGTCAAATGGGTTAACGCCCTAAGAGCCATTGTTGGATCAACGATGCCAAAGAATAAATCTGGGGTATCCTTGGTAAGCGACATCGACTTGATACTAGCCTCGGACGAACAACGCTTAATGGCACTTGAGAAAATCAAATAAACAACACACACAACAACATGAGTACACCCACACAGCAAAGCTTGTCACAGGAAATGGTGGACATTGGAGTAACACGGTATCGCAACAAGGTATCGTCGGCAAAGGAACGCGGGTCGGAAGCTACAGCATCCTATGGTCAACGCTTAATGCGTGAAGCCTGTAAGCCCTTGTTTGTTTCCATCGTAGACTGGCAAGGTTCCATCAAGAAGATTCAGAACAAGGCCAAGTTCCAGAAGCACCTTGCAGAATTATCCAACAAGAACCTAGAACGGATCGCCTTCCTTACACTTAAGGTTGCCCTAGATGGTCTCACAGAACGTGTTACCTTCACCTCGTTGTCCTACCGCATTGGAAGAACCATTGAGGATCAATTGATGGCTGAGTTCATGGTCAAGAACATGGATACAGGAGAGGGGAAGATCCTTGGAGCCAAACGAATGGCACACCGAGGGGAACAATCGGTTCGCAAGTTCATGCGGGGAGTCCTTCAAGCGTCCATAAGGAACAACGAGATCGACTCTTGGGATGATTGGGCAAAGCGGGATAAGATTTCCTGTGGTGCCTACTTGATTCAGCTCCTTCACAAGACCACGGGAATCATTGACTACCAGATGATTATTCAGCCACGCAGGAAGCAACCTACAAGGTTTGTTGTTGCCAGTAAGTCCACCTTGGATTGGGTCAATGGTTACAACCTAGACCGAGAACTCTTGGAACCCTTCTGGTTGCCCATGCTGGAATGCCCGAAGCCTTGGGATGACATCTGGAATGGTGGATACGACATTGAGGACGCTGCGATTCCTGTGTTGCCATTCATCAAGACCCCAGACCGCAAGTGGTTACGCCAGTTAAAGAACTTGGACAACGTGTTCAACTCCGTCAACTACATCCAAGAGACACCCTACAAGATTAACAATGATGTTCTTGAGGTGTTCGACTGGGCGTGGGAAAACAACACGATGATCGGTCTTCCAAACAAGGAGGATGTCCCACTGCCACCACTAGGTGAAAAGGGATCGCTTCCCGATGAGGAACAAAAGGAACTCAACAAGGCACGCAAGGAAGTCTCCCAGCACAACCACGCAACCCAGTCGAAACGCTTGTTGATCGGAAAGATCCAGTGGTTGGCCCACAAGATGAAGGATGAGCGGATGTTCTTTCCGTCCAACATTGACTTCCGTGGTCGTGTCTATCAGATCCCAAGCTTCCTTAACTACCAAGGGCCAGACCATTGCCGAGGACTCCTTACATTCCACCGTGGAGTTAAGATCAAATCCGATAGCGACCTAAAGTGGCTAGCAATCCACGGTGCAAACTCATTCGGCCACGACAAGGTAACCTACAAGAAGCGCATGGAGTGGGCCAGTGGGTTCACCTCGACTGCCATCAAGATCGCCAATGATCCCTATGGTAACCGTGAGTGGGCCGAAGCGGACAGCCCGTGGCAGTTCCTTGCGTGGTGTAAAGAGTGGGCAGGTTATCACTCAAAGGACTCCAAGAACTTCCTGAGTTACCTTCCGTGTTCCATGGACGCAACCAACAACGGACTTCAGATCCTTTCTTTGTTGGCTCGTGATGAGTTTGGGGCTGCTGCTACCAATGTATCACCCACGGATACACCTGCGGACATCTACGGTGTTGTTGCGGAGTACGTCACGATGGCCTTGACCAACGATGCAGAGCTTAACAAGCCCTTTGCGTACCACTGGTTGAAGTTTGGAGTTGACCGCAACTGCACCAAGAGGCCCGTCATGTGTTACTCGTATGGCCTCACGGCTTACTCAAACCGCCAGTACATTGCCGATTGGTACTTGGAGTTGACCAAGGATGGCAAGGACTCACCATTCATTCGCAGCGAGCGTTACCAAGCTATCCAGTACCTTGCAGACCTTGTGTGGAATGCCATTGAGCAAGTCCTTACAAAGCCTAAGGAGATCATGGCGTGGTTCCAAGACATCGCAAAGCTGACAGCCAAGAACGGATCGTATCTTGAATGGACAACTCCAAGTGGACTAAAGGTGCGCCAAGACTACAAGAAGACTCAAGCCAAGCGCATCCGTACGTGGCTCCATGGTGAAGGGAAATACCTGAAGTTCTATGACGAGATTGATGCGATGGACATCAGTCGTCAAAGCAACGGAGCATCTCCCAACATTGTCCACTCGTTGGACGCTGCGGCACTCCATGAAACCGTGAAACGCTGCAAGGAACAACACGACATCCACGACTTTGCGATGATTCACGACAGCTACGGAACACACTCAACCAACTGTGAACAAATGGGTAAGGTGTTGCGTGAGGTCTTTGTGGATATTTTCTCTGAGAATTTTCTTGCCAATTTCAGGGACGAAATACAGTCTCTGCATCCGAGCGTCGAACTACCCAGTGTCCCAAGCATTGGCAACCTAGATGTCTCATCCCTACTGAAGTCGGAATACTTCTTCAGCTAACAACGATAACAAAAATAAAATACTAATACTATGACACTGACTACACCTAAAGGCAAAGCCATCTATCCACGCCTTAACGAACCTGACACCAAGTTCAATGTGGATGGCGTTTACTCCGCAAAGATCCTTGTGAATCCAAGCGACTATATTGCATTCAAAGGACAACTCGATAAGTGGTTTGCTGGCGAATACAAGCGCCTCTGTGAAGAGAACGGCAACAAGAAACTGCGTATGTCCATGACCTGCCCCCTGAGCATTACGGACGATGGAGACCATCAAATCTATGCAAAGCAAGTTGCGAAGAAACAAACCAAGAAAGGCGAGCTCACGTTCACGATCGCAATGTTTGACTCAAAAGGAGCGAAGATTACTGATGGCCCTAATGTCGGCTCAGGATCAATTCTCAAATTGGCAGTTGAACCAGCGGCTTGGTATTCCCCCACAGTTGGAGCAGGGTACACCTTGCGTCTCAAAGCTGCCCAAGTGATTGAACTGTGTGAGTTTGGTGGAGGTGCTAGCAATGATAACTTCGGGTTTTCCTCCGAAGAAGAAGGCTACGTCTCGAACGGCGAAAGCTTCAACAGCGCATTCAAGGACGATACCTCGGACGAGAATGATTCGGTTCCGTTCTAACTTTGAAAAAACCATAGCCCTCTCCCTTGAACGGGAGGGGGTTCCCTTCGGGTACGAGACAAAACATCTCAAGTATCTGAAGGAACATACGTACACCCCCGACTTTATCCTTGGCAATGGTATTATCATTGAGGCCAAGGGAAGGTTCATGGCAAGCGATAGAACCAAGCATCTGTTGGTACGCAAGTACAACCCAGATCTGGACATTCGCTTCCTGTTTATGAATGCAAAGAACCGTCTCTCCTCAAAGTCCAAGACTACCTACGCCCAATGGTGTGAGAAGTATGGGTTCCTTTGGGCAGAGAAACAACTACCGACAGAATGGCTTTTGTAAGAACACACATACCTTGCGAATCCTGTGGTAGCTCTAACGCTGCCGCAATGAATGAAGATGGATCAAGCTATTGTTTCTCCTGTGGGAACTTTGAGCCGACCATGAAAGATAACACACACACAATGACTATAACACAAACACCGACTACCACGGGTTCCTTTCTTATTGGGAAGGTTCTTCCGTTGGACGCTAGAAAGATTAACGCTGAGACCTGCCAGAAGTTTGGCTACAAGATCGGAAAACAGTACGACAGAGTCTGTCACATCGCTGAGTACAGGGATCTCCAAGGAAACCTAATGGCCCAGAAGCTCCGCTTTGAGGACAAGTCGTTCTCCTCCATTGGCGTACCTTCGACCTTCTTTGGTCAACACTTGTGGCCCAATGGTGGCCGTAAGCTTGTTGTTACCGAGGGTGAGATTGATGCCCTTAGTTTGTCTCAGGTCTTTGGAAACAAATGGCCTGTTGTATCGCTTCCTACGGGAGCTGCTGCTGCCAAGAGCGCCTTCAAGAAGAACCTTGAGTGGCTTCAGAAGTTTGACGAGGTGATCCTGATGTTCGATGAAGATGCTGCTGGCCGCAAAGCCGTGGAACAAGTCTCGTCGATCCTTCCTGTGGGTAAGTGCAAGGTAGCACGACTGCCCCTCAAGGATGCCAATGAGATGCTGATGCAGGGGAAACAAGAGGAGCTTGTACGATCCTTCTGGGATGCCAAGATCTGGAGACCAGATGACATTGTTGAAGGCTCCGAGGTCTACGACCGTTTACTCAACCCAAAGAACACAGAAAGTATTCCCTATCCATTCCAAGGACTCAATGAAAAGACAAGAGGTATCCGCAAAGGTGAGATCGTTACAGTGTGCGCTGGTAGCGGTATTGGTAAGTCCCAGATTTGTCGCGTCATTGCTCACAATCTCGTTCGTAACACCGACAAGCGCATTGGTTACATTGCCCTTGAAGAGTCTATTGAGCGGACTGCTAGCGGTATCGTTGGGCTGGAACTTGGTTGCCTCCTCCATCTTGCAGGAGAGATAAAAGAAACAGAGCAACTCAAGAAAGCCTTTGATGCCACAGTGGGATCTGGAAGGTTCTTCCTTTACGACCACTGGGGTTCCTTGGAATCCGATAACCTTCTTGGTCACATCCGATACATGGCCAAGGCTCTTGACGTTGATTACATTGTTCTCGATCACCTTTCCATTGTTGTCTCTGGTCTTGGAGATGGCGATGAGCGGCGTATGATTGACAACACAATGACCAAGCTGCGGTCTCTCGTGGAAGAATGCAACATCGGCATGATCGTTGTTAGTCACCTTAAGCGCCCTGAGGGCAAGGGCCACGAGGACGGCGCAGCAACATCCTTGGCACACCTCCGCGGCTCTGCGGCTATCGCCCAGTTGTCCGACATCGTCTTAGGACTAGAGCGCAACCAACAAGATCCTACGAACAAGAACGTGACAGCCCTTAGGGTGCTCAAGAATCGTTTCACGGGTGATACTGGATTGTGTTGTCATCTTCAGTACGACAAGGACACAGGACGCATGGAAGAAACAATCCTTGAAGATTCCAGTGAAGAGCAGCAGGATGACGAAGCTAGCCCATTCTAATACTACCATGAAACTTTTATTCTTTGATATTGAAACAAACGGCATCGACCACTGGCAAACCAAGAAGGGTCTTAAGGATCTCCATTGCTTGTCCATCTTTGATGCAGAAGCGGAGGACATGAAGTCCTTCAGTAACGTAGCAGGTAACATCCAAGAGGGCTTAGACTTGTTGGCATCAGCAGATTTCATCTGTGGTCACAACTCCATCAAGTTCGACATCCCCTGCCTTAACAAGTTGTTTGGATTCACGCACAAGGGTGTCCTTGATACCTTGGTGATGGCTGCTTGTATCCACCCTGACGTTAAGAACGACGACTACAACCGAAAGGATTTCCCCAAGGATCTCATTGGTCGTAACTCGTTAAAGGCGTGGGGATACCGCATCGGCGAATACAAGGGTGACTTCGGTGCAACAACCGATTGGTCAGCTTGGTCTCAAGAGATGCAGGATTACTGTGAGCAAGACGTGAAGGTTACCGCTAAGTTGTTCCGTTATCTTACCCTTAAGAAACCCTCACGTCAGATGCTGTACTTGGAGCACGACTTCGCATACCTAATGGCTGTTCAAGAGAACAACGGTTGGCCATTCAACATGAAGAAGGCAGAGGAACTTACGGCAAAGCTTATGGCTGCTCGTGGTGTTCTTCAGAAACAACTTCAAGAAGCATTCCCCCCAACAGTTGAAGAGATGAAGTCCTCCATGGGATGGGAAGTTGATGGAGTCCAAGGAGCAACCAAGAAGGAACTAGGAGCCTCCCTAAAGGAACTTGGAAAACGTCCCGCTGAAGTTACAAGTTTGTTGAAGCTTGCGACCAAGTTGGACAACAAGAAAAAGGAAGTCCTGTTCAATCCCAACTCCCGTGACCAGATTGCAGAGCGCCTTATGGAACTTGGATGGAAACCCACAGCCTTTGAAGGTAAGCGCCCAGCGATTAACGAGGCAGTCCTTAGGGAGATCAATCTACCACAAGCGGATCTTCTGTGTGAGTACTTGTTGCTTGCCAAGCGCCTTGGTCAAGTGGCTGAGGGTAAACAAGCGTGGCTTACCTTGGCCCTTGAGGGACGCATCCATGGCGAAGTGGTAACCAATGGTGCCGTAAGTGGTCGCTGTACCCATAGGAATCCTAACGTAGCTCAGGTTCCCGCAGGTCGCGCCCCGTTTGGCAAGGAATGCCGTGAGTGCTTTGAGGCTCCCGAAGGTAAGGTTCTTGTGGGTGCCGATGCGGCTGGCCTTGAGCTTCGGTGCTTGGCTCACTATCTGTTCCAATGGGACAAGGGTGCGTACGCTAAGACGATTGTTGAAGGAGACATCCACACAGCAAACCAAAAGGCCGCAGGACTGGAGACCCGTGACCAAGCCAAGACGTTCATCTATGCGTTCCTTTACGGTGCGGGAGATGCCAAGATTGGTTCCATTGTCGGTGGGTCATCCCGTGAAGGAAAGAAACTCAAGGCTGATTTCATGCGCCGCATACCAGCCATTGGTAAACTCAACACCATTGTCCAACAACACGTTACAAAAAGTAACACCTTGAAGGGCATTGATGGTCGCATCCTTCCGTGTCGTTCACCTCACAGCGCCTTGAACCTTTTGTTGCAATCGGCGGGTGCTGTCCTAATGAAACAAGCACTTGTGACATTCTCAAGGATGGCCATTCATCCCTACGAGTTACACGGTAATGTACACGACGAAGTTCAATTCTCCTGTTCACCTGAACACGCTAATGAACTTGGAGAGGCATTCATCAAGTCGTTGAAAAAAGCAGGCAACATTCTCAACTTTAATTGCCCTGTTGATGGAGAGTTTAAGATCGGAAACAACTGGGCAGAAACACACTAAGAAAATATGAAAGCACTTATTGACGGCGACATGATCCTTTATCGTTCTTGTTTCTCAGCAGAGACAGAGATCCGGTGGGACGACGACATCTTCACGGTACACAGCGACTTCAGTGAACTTAAGAAATCCTTTGTAGGACTCATCGATTACATCCAAGAGGAACTTAATGCCTCTGAGATTATCGTATCGTTCAGCGACAGGCTTACCTTTCGTCACCAGATGTATCCCTTGTACAAGGCTCAACGCCAAGGCAAGAGGTCACCACTGGGGATCAATGATCTTCGGGAGTGGGTCTGTGATAGCTACGACATTGCCTTCTGGAATAACATGGAGGCCGACGATGTCCTTGGGATCATGGGTTCCATGGATCAAGAAGGGTCAATCATTGTGAGCGCCGATAAGGACTTTGAGACTGTTCCTTGCCAGTGGTTTAACTTCCTTAAAGGGGAACTCAGAACAATCACTCCTGAACACGCTCGTAAGTTCCACCTCATGCAAACAATCATGGGTGACAGCACCGACAATTACTTTGGTATCAAAGGTGTTGGCCCTAAGACAGCCGAGAAGATGTTGGAGAAAGACGGCTATACATGGGAGACAGTTGTGAAGGCTTACGAAAAAGCTGGACTCACTGAGGATGATGCACTAATGAATGCGCGGTTGGCTTACATCCTCCAACACCAAGACGTAGATCACGAAACAAAAACCATTAAAAACCTATGGACACCCCAAACCACATGACCACTGAAGCTTACTACAAAGGATTCAACGCTGACCCAAAGCTCCCAGACACAGGAGAACGCTCCGAGTTCAACACGGGTGCAGTACGAGATGCTTCAAAAGGCAAAGGGATTCCTTCGGCTATCCCTGTGCGTTCGTTACGGAAGCTTGCCAAGCGCTTTGAAGACGGCGCTGAGAAGTACAATCGAGATAACTGGAAACAAGGGATTCCTTTGAGTCGCTATGTGGACAGCTTGTATCGCCACCTGTGGGCATTCATGGATGGAGATGATACAGAGGATCACCTTGGGGCTGTCATCTGGAACGCTGTGTGTCTTAGTGAGACGATGGATATGATTGCTGACGGGGATCTTCCCATTGATCTTGAAGACATTTAACGCACTATTAGGAACCACAATGGATTCATACACAGTATTCCCAACGATTCCCTCAGGTCTTATCAAGGCTCTTGAGGATCGGTTTCCACAAAAGGACTTCACCCCTAGTGACACTTATCGAGACATCGACTACCACTGCGGCGCTCGGAGTGTCATTAAATTTCTTCAGCAAACTTATGAAGATCAAAACGAAAATATCCTAAACTAAAAATAATATGTGTTTCTCTGCTCCTAAGATGGCCGCTCCTGCGCCAACACCCCAAGCTCCTCCTCCACCAACTCCCGTTGCTGAGGCCGTGAAACCCGTCGAGATGCCTACCGAAGCTAAGAAGCGCACTGCGGGTATCTCGTCGCTTATCATCCGTCGTCCCACGGTTTCCACTGGTAGCTCCAGCATGGGAGCCAGCGTCAACTACTAAAACTTATGGCTACTTTTAACTACTCCCGTACCGTTACCTTCGCTGAACTCACAGGTGGCGCACTGACTATCGACGTTGTTGGTAATGGTAAACCTTCGGGCTTTGCTGTTGCAGGAACATTCTCTGGGGCAACCGTAAAACTCCAACAGCTCATTGGGACAACCTATGTTGACCTTGGAACTGAGACGACCCTGACTGCCAACGGTGGTGGTTTGTTTGTTACCCCGATTGGTTCGCTTCGTATTGCAATCTCAGGAGCCATCGCTGGTTTCTCTGTGACTGTGATCATCAAGCCCATCGAACTGTAAGATTACCATGGCACGTCACCGCAAGCTCACCCAGAAATTCGCTGGTTTCCCAATGTTCAAGTTGGCAACCAGTGGAGATACTTTTCCAGTTACCTCTCCGTTCACTACGGACTTTGTGGGTCTTGATGGGCTTGCGCTAGATCTTCAGTTCGCCGCTGACAAAACCCTCACGGCTCGCAAAGGGCCAACCCCTGCGTTCACACGGGGATCTAGTGGGACGTTCGTGGGTAGCAATGGGTTGATCCAAAGTGCTGGTACTAATGTTGCTAGGTTCGACCATAATCCAGTATCACTGGCGTGCAAGGGGTTGCTCATTGAGGAATCAAGGACTAATAATTCGCGGTACTCAGGTGCTTTAGTATTAAATACTGGATGGCTATTCATTCAAGCTCTTCCAGCAACAAGTGGAACTGGGCCAGACGGGAACACAGCGTATCAAGTCACGGAAACAGCAGCGCTTGACAATCATTTATTTGGTAACACTGGAGGTACTGGTGGTGCTGGTGCGACATCCGTTGTAAGCGGAACTATTTACACTGGTTCAATTTTCCTAAAGAAAGTAGCTGGCAGTGTTGATTGGGTACAATTGACTTTTTCAAGTGCTGGATTTGGACTTGTCCAATATGCAAACTTTAACATTGGAACTGGAACCGTTGGCAATTCTACTGGGCTAGCTAGTGGCACTGTGCCACGTATTGAAGCGTTTCCAAACGGGTGGTATCGGTGCAGTATTTCTGTGGCAGCAACAGCAACAACCAGTAGCACATCAAATATTGTAGTTGCGTTTACAAATAATTTAGATGTAGCTAGTAGAACGCCGATTTACACAGGGAGCGCATCAAATTCCCTTCTGGCCACTATGTGCCAATTTGAAACAGGCTCCTTCCCAACCTCCTACATCCCGACGACAACCGCAAGTGTGATCCGTAGTGCCGATGTGTGCAGCATTAGTGGGAGTGCTTTCAGTGGGTTTTACAATCCACTTGAGGGATCGTTTGCGACCTCTCAGATATTCAATGCTCCACTTGTTAGCGGGCAAGGCCAAATTGTTTTTGACGTGAACGACACGACCAACAGCAATAGAACTCGTGTATTTAGGTTTAATACTACGGGTTTTGTTGGTTTTTCTAGCACGGCTGGTAGTATTCAGGATGTGTCAATAACGGGATCAACGGCTATTGCTGCGGGTGCTATTACAAAATTTGCAGGGTGCATGAAGGAAAACGACTTTGCAATTTATTTCAACAACGTGTTGCAGGGTGTCGATACCACTGCTGTTATGCTGTCTGCCCCAACCACGTTTATGCTTGGCGAAGTTTCTAGCGGCACTCCCGGGAAATTACCACTGAACGGCACTATCCTGAGTATCTGCTACTATCGAAAACGCCTGTCCAACGCAAAACTTCAAGCACTTACAGTATGATCGATTACATTTTAAAATTTTCATCCAAGCAGGTCGCTGAACAATTCGGTATTGCCAATGGGTTCGCCCAAGTGGACGACGATGGAAACATCCAAACGTCCCTTGCAACTCACACTTACGCACTGCATGAGATTGGAGCACACAATGGGTCGGACTACTGGGTTCTCTTCCGTGATCTCGTAGGCATCCCAATCCCTGACGGTGGTGACCAGTTTATTTACTGGGCTTCTGACTGGAGCGTTATTGACGATGCTGGCAATGAGATCTCTATCCCCCGCCCTGAATTTAACCCTGACGTTCCAAGCGTCTTCTGGGCATAATAATTTAACATGACAGCTCAACAAACCTATTCCCGACTTGAAGGTCTCCGCTATTCCTATTTGGATCGCGGTCGTACCTCGTCGAAACTTACGTTGCCCTATGTGCTCCCCGAAGAATCCTTTGGGCCACACAGTCGGCTTAACACCCCCTTTCAGAGCGTTGGTGCTAGAGGAGTAAATAACCTCGCCAGTAAATTACTGTTAGCACTCCTACCACCCAACGCTCCGTTCTTTCGTCTGCAAGCAGACACCGCTGAACTCGCCAAGAATGGAACCCCCGAGGAAGTCCTTAGTGAGATTGAGAACTCTCTTCAGCGCGTTGAAGATCTGGTGATGAGTGAGATTGCTAAAGAGGCGTACCGAGTAGCCCTCCATGAGGCACTTAAGCATCTCATCATCGCCGGTAACGCTCTCCTGTATATGCCTGAAGAAGGCGGCCTTCGTGTGTTTAACCTTAACCGCTACGTTATCGAGCGTGACCCAATGGGTAACGTCTTGACTATTGCAACCAAGGAAACCATCTCACGCAAGGCGCTTGACCCAGAAGTCTATGAACTCCTAGAAACCCACGGTGCTTCTGAGAACGAGGCCATGGAAGGTGATGTCAATCTGTACACGAGTATCAGACGTGACGATAATATGTGGGAAATTACTCAGGACATCAACGGTGTTGTTCTTCCTAAGTCTGGCGGTAAGGTTCCCCTTGATCGTAGTCCCTATATCCCCCTTAGGTTCTCTCGGATTGATGGTGAGTCCTACGGTCGTGGATACGTAGAGGAATACCTTGGAGATGTCCAATCACTTGAAGCCCTTACTCAAGCTATCGTCGAAGGCTCTGCTGCTGCTGCCAAGGTTCTCTTCCTTGTGTCTCCTAATGGAACCACACGCGCTCGCACACTTGCTGACAGCCCTAACGGTGCTATTGTCCAAGGTAATGCACAGGATGTTACAACGCTCCAAGTAAACAAGTTCAACGACTTCAAGGTCGCCCAGATGACCATGGATGGAATCAAGGATCGCCTTGGTGCTGCCTTCCTGTTGACCTCTGGTGTTGTCCGCAGTGCTGAACGTGTGACCGCTGAGGAAATCCGTATGTTGTCACAGGAACTTGAAAGTTCTCTTGGTGGCCTCTATTCGTTGCTTTCAAATGAGCTACAGCTTCCGTTGATCGAGCGATTGATGTTTGTGATGTCGAAGTCTAAGAAACTTCCTAAGCTTCCTAAGAACCTTGTGCAGCCTGTGATCGTCACGGGTGTTGAAGCACTTGGTCGTGGTAATGATCTCAACAAGCTTGACCAATTCCTTGCAGGTGCTGCTCAGGTAGTAGGCCCACAGGCGGTTGCTCAGTTTGTTAACGTCCAAGAGTACTTTAAGCGTCGTGCGACAGCCCTTGGAATTAAAACACTTGGACTTATCAAGACCGAGGAACAATTAGCACAAGAAGCCCAACAACAAATGGCTGCTAGTATGAGTGAGAAACTTGGGCCATCTGGAATAAAAGCCTTGAACGATCAGTATATGCAGGCTAATAGTCCTGAACAGCAGCAGCTTAATGCAGCTCAACAGGAACAATAACAACCAACTACAATGGCTGAACTACATACGACATCAATCAACGAACCAACAGCTCGTGAACAAATGAGCCTTGAGCAACAATCGGCCCTTATGGACGAAGCCAAGGCACAACAACCACAAGCCCAACAAGAGGAACCCAATGAGGAACCTCCTGTAACCGACGAGCGCCCCCAGTGGCTCCCTGAGAAGTTTGAATCCCCAGAGGAACTCGCTAAGGCATATGCCAATCTTGAAAAGGAATACCACCAGAAGAACCGCGAAGAGGAAAAGTCTCAGGTAAAGCTTGAGACATCCGACGTGCAGTCCCGTGTTGGTGATGCCCTTAACTCCGCAAGTGCTGAGTATGCAGAACGTGGTGACCTCACTGAGGCATCCTATGCTGCCCTTGAGAAGAACGGAATCTCCCGTGAACTTGTTAAGACTTACGTCGACGGCTACAAGGCATCCCAAGAGGCCAACACGAATGCCATCATGGGTGAAGTAGGCGGCAAGGACAACTACGGTGCAATGACCGAGTGGGCTTCTGGTGCGCTTACTGATGGTGAGCTTCAAGCCTTTAATCGTGTTGTTGAATCCAACGATGCAGATACAGCCAAGATGGCCATCAAGGGTCTCTATGCTCGCTTCTTGTCCGACGGTGGTTCCCCCGTGAAACTCATGCAAGGCCAAGTAGCTGGAGGTGGTGTTACCCCGTTCAACTCTAACGCCCAAATGGTGGATGCCATGAAGGACTCTCGGTACGCTAAAGATCCAGCCTATCGTGCTCAAGTTGAGAAAAGGATCTCCATCTCACGCATCTAAAAACTTATGCAAATCGTATCATATTTCCTAGACAACGCAGCGGCGATCATTCAGGCTTTGACTGCTGTGGTTACCGCTTGTTCCCTTATCGCTGCACTTACTCCTACCCCCAAGGACGATGGTGTTGTTAAGTGGGGCTACAAGATCCTAGATCTCTTGGCCTTGAACATCGGTAAAGCTAAGGATAAATAAACCCATTTTCTCTTTGTTTGTGTTATGGTGTGGGCAAGTCTCCTAGTAAAGGTATTGTGTGTTTTCCCTAAGCTAGGGGACTTGCTTTTCCGTGTGTACCATGAATATGAAGAAGAACTTCTACGTCGCGCTTACAATAAGCATTCTGAGTCTATCGACGACTGGATGCGTACCGACGATAAAACAAAGTAAGATCCCAATGTTCCTAGAGCGCCTCAAGCAAGAGAGCTTCACAAAGGAACAAAAGGTAATCGTAGGTGACCTTCTTCACTACGTTAATGACCTAGAGACCAACTTATGATTACAGAACCAATTACCCTTTCCGAAGAAGATGACGACTTCAATGAGCCACTCCCAGTGCGTACTGGTGGTTGTGATGGCGAAGTATGTGAGTCTTGTCAGTGATTTCTAGGTGGCGATTCCTCAGCCCTGCTTAGTACTTAAAAAGCCTTACGGAGGTTATGGGCTTCCTCCAAATTTTCTTGATCCCCCGCTTACTTGTCTTGGCCCGTGCGAGTAAAGCTTCAAGGATCGGACTGCCAAGATTCCAAATCTGAAGCAGAGTTAACGGGCCTTCAATACCAAGCTACATGATGTAGGCGGGACCTGAAATCTCGTGGGGGTTAAAGTCCCTTTCTTGGTGCCACTTTTGTGATGGTTAGTTCAAGGTAGAACCCGTAGTTGTCTACGGAAGTGTGGGTATCGAGTCTCACACCATCGCACCCTTTCTCTTTCAGCAAATCTCCCGCGCCTCTCAACGATGCGTAATTCGGGAGGTATCCCTTTCCCCTTTAGCTCACTAATGAGTTAAAGAGAAATCGTCCATAAAAAGGATGACAATCTAAAAAGCTATAAAGCAAGAACTAGGCCCAGTGCGCTGGACAACCGAGTGTTCTTTCTTTAACAAGTAAACGATGGTCTAACGCAATACACGGACACGCTTGTTAAAAACTAAAAACTAAAAATAGAATAATTATATGGCTAATGGTGCTACTACCCCGTCCAATGTTGGACAAATTAACGGAGCTGGTGATCGCGACGCTCTATTCCTTAAAGTGTTCTCAGGTGAAATCCTGACCACCTTTGAAGAAATGAACGTGATGAAAGATCTGCACATGGTGCGGACGATTCAAAGCGGTAAGTCTGCTCAGTTCCCTGTTACAGGAATCGCAACTGCTAAATATCACACCCCCGGTCAGAACATCGCTGATGCGGATGCTGGCTATCTTAGCAGTATTAAACACGCAGAACGTATCATCACTATTGATGACCTGTTGGTTGCCTCGACGTTCATTGCGAATGTTGATGAACTCAAGAACCACTACGATGTCCGTAGCATTTACGCTAAGGAACTCGGTAAGGCTCTTGCAAAGCGTTTCGACATCGCAACGATGAAGACCCTTGTGGCTGCTGCTTTGACTGCTACGACTATCACTGGTGGTTACGGTGGTACAAGTCTTACTTCTAAGCTTGATGCGACCCCTACTGCTGCTCAGATCGTTGATGCACTGATGTTGGCTGCTCAAAGCTTGGATGAAAAGGATGTTCCTGAGGACGAGCGTTTCGCCATCCTTAAGCCTCGTGACTACTACACGCTGCTTGCATCGGATGAGACTGTTATCAATAACCTTTATGGTGGTTCTGGTAACGTCGCTACGGGTCAAATCCCAACGATTGCTGGTATCCGTATCTTCAAGTCGAATCACTTGTCTACCGTTACGGTGGCTGCTGCTTCAGCTGATCCTGACGATGCAAACTCTAAGAACGACGTGTTCGGTTCAAGCGGTATCGGCTACAATGCTACCGACGCTGCGTCTTACGAGATGATTGTTGCTCACCCATCGGCTATCGGTACGGTCAAGCTTCTTGATCTTGCCACCGAGTCTGAGTATCAAATCGAGCGCCAAGGCACTCTGTTTGTTGCTAAGTACGCTATGGGCCACGGTGTTCTCCGTCCTGAAGCTGCTGTCGTTATTGGTTAATCAATAAAACCCCACTTGGCTCCCTTCCTTAGGTTCATTCTTGGGAGGGGAGCTTTTGTTTGGGATTTACACAGTAGATCAAGCACGCCTTGACCTATGCTGTAAGTTCTATACAACTACATTTAAAATCAGATCTACATGGCTACACTTACATCGAAACTAGAAGCAGTTAATACGATGCTTGGTTATATCGGAGAGGCTCCTATTAACAGCATTGCTACCGCTTCAGCTCTTCCGCTTTCCGCAGCGTTGGCTAAGAACATTCTTGATGAAGTAAGCCGTGAAGTCCAATCAGACGGTTGGCAGTTTAACACCGTAGAGAACTTCAAGCTCGCCCAAGGAATCCCTGCTGGAACTTTCCAAGTACCCGCAAACACCCTTCAAGTGGACGCTGTGGATCGCACCTACGACATCGTTCAGCGTGGCTTGAACCTTTGGGATCGCTACATGAACAGCAAGACGTTCACCGTAGAGTACCTCTATGTGGACATGACTTTCCTTTTGGACTGGGAGGATCTTCCAGAACAAGCAAGACGCTACATCACCATTAAGGCTGGACGGGTGTTTCAATCACGCCTTGTGGGATCTAGGGAACTTGAGAGTCTTATCATGCGTGATGAGATGATGGCCAAGGCTCGCCTAGAGGAGACCGATGGACGCAACTCTGACATCACTGTGTTTGACAACTACGACGTTGCAGCACGCATTGGGATCAACCGTAACATCTATCGGGGTGTTGGGACGGCCAATGGCGGCGGTGGTAACTATGTTGCTCCTCATGTGTGCCCTGAAGGTGGCGAGGTGATTCCAAGTGTCGCTGGGCAAATCCTTACCGACGAGGCATTTGGAGCCATCATTACCGAAGACAGTATTTCAATAACAACTGAAGCATAAATATGAGCAAAAAGATTTCTGAACTTACCGCAGCAACTGACGTCACCGCTAGCGATCTATTCCAAGTCGTAGACATCGAAGATCCAGCAATGGCATCCTCGGGGACGAACAAGAAGGTTACGGCACAGACGCTCGGTAATTACCTTCCTGTGCGAGCCTTTGGTTCTACGACCTCTAGGACGCTCCGTGAACGCTTCGGGGATACTGTGAACGTTAAGGACTTTGGAGCTGCCGGAGATGGCATTCAGGATGATACAAGTGCTATTCAGGCTGCTATTGATCGCGTAAATACTTTGGGAGGTGGAATCGTTTATTTTCCAGCTACAAGTAATTTTTACGCAGCAAATCAAACATTTACGATTGGAAATAATACGCACTTGTTGGGTGATGGAGCCGATTCAAGTCACATCAAATGGATGTCTCCACCTAATCCCACAATCGCATATCCAACGCAATCTTTAGCTGATGGAAGAAGGGGGTTCATAAATAAAAATTATACTGCTGGAAATTCCTATATCACCATTGAAGGATTAAAATTGGATTTTAGTTTAATTGTCGGCGCTATTGCAAACGCAAGGCAGTTAATTTATTTTTATAACTGCGATAAGACTATTGTTAAAAACTGCCACATCATGTCAGATGGAGGGGGTATTTGCAATGTGAGAACTACTAATTATTTGGTTTCTGAAAATCATTTTGAACAAGTGGGTACTTACGCCTCATCTGATGGAATGATTGATCAATGGGACGGATCTCAAAACGGAACAATTATAAATAACGCATTAGAGTGCAAGGGGTTAACAAACGATGTCCGTGTTTTTTATGTTCGACTATCTTTTCTTGCCTAAAGGGGAACAATCGGTTGTCCAGCGTA